GAGATTGTGTTGGAGCCGATGCAGATGAAAAACGTCAGCGTGCTCGGCAAGCCGGATAGGTTGCCGGAGACCGTGGTGGAGCCCCCGAGGCTTAAAGCTGTCAGCCCCGCTGGCAAGCCGGAGAGGTTTCCAGAAACCGTGTTGGAGCCGGAGCAGGTTAAATTTTTCACCGTGCTCGGAACGGCAGATAGATCGAATTGCAGGTTGCCCAAAGCGGACTCACAATGCGTGAGCGTCGCCGCAGAGGTTATCACCGCTACGCCGGTAAATGCCGGGCTATAGGTTTTCGAAGCCGTAACTCCGCTGGCAGGCGTGGCGCTGGTCGCGTCGCCCCAATCCACGCTCCACGCGACTGAGCCGGTTGTGTAAAAGAGCGCAGAAACCGATGTCTGGGCGTTGGCGAAAAGCAGCATGTTCCCGATTTGCGAAGGGACGCCATACGCCGCAGCCAGTGTAGCTATCGTGGCATCGCTCATTGAGCCCGCGACTAAGCCCATCGCGCGGACGTTGATCCTTGGGACGGGGTGCGTCCCATCCGTCACGCGTATCCCGCGCTGGACGTAGAGGCGATTGTTCGTAATTACGCAGAGAGTGTAGGTCCCGTTGGTGAGACCGGAGGTCACCAGTCTGTCATCCACAGCGTCGAACAGCACCGTGTTGCCGGATTTGTAGAGCGGCCGGGCAGCGTCCGAGGGGGCAAGCGCGTTGCGGGCGTTGCCACCCAGGTCGCGCATCAGCCGTACTGGATTATCGTTTGCCGTCACAGCTACCGTGGCGGCTGCGTCCTGCCACAGAGACGTGAGTTCGGCAGGGTCGTACCAAGCTCCGTCAACGCCGCCTGCGAATAGAGAAATCGGATCGAAAGGAACATCGTCAAACAATACACCTAAAAACAGTGGCTCTCCATTGGCCCCGTCAATTAGCGTTCGGATATAAAACAGGCCGTTTGAGACGGTATCTTTAGAGAAATAGTTACCATCGGATTGAGAGTACGGGTCGAACACAAGAATTGAAGTTTCGCTTGTCGGAAGGCCGGAAGCGGTAACTGCAAGTTGCCATGGTGTTCCTGCCCTGACGCGAATAGAAAGGTAAGCGGGATTGGTAACTACCAGGGTCCAGCCATCCGAAGGCTTGATTGCGAAGTCTTTACTTACCAATGCCACGGTATTTCCACTGTATCAATAAAAGTGAACAGCCCCAGTATATTTCTATACCGGGGCCATGTCAAATGTGTAGCGCTCCGTCAGGAGCCGTTGACGCGGCAAATCTTGAAGCGCCCGTATGCTTCCACGTTAGGCTGATAGGCCGTGTCAAAGCGGGTGGACGTAACGCCGGTATCACCATTTGAGTAGCGGTGTGCGCGCATGGAGAGTGGAACACCCTTCATTTTGCGGCTCGCGTTCTCGCCAGACGGCAGGTTTTCCAGCATGCAGGTTTCGACACGGACGGCATCGCGGGCGATGATTGCCCGGACTGTGTGGCTCGTGCCAGCGGCCTGAAGGAAGGTAATAACTGCGTTGTCAGCGGGAGCAGCAGATACCGTTGCATGAGCGCGGTTCACGCCAGCAGCACCGATGAGGGTAGCGTTCTGGACAATGAGGGCCGGGAAGATGCGAAGTGCAGCAACTTCACCGCCACCGGTACCACCGGTAGCTGTGTAGGCCCCGATAACGCGGAACTGTTGAAGGCGTCCGGTTGTGGCGTTCTTGCGATTATCCCATGCGTTGACGCCAGCAATCGTAAAGATTGCGCCGTCCTCAATGGTTGCGTCAGCGCCAAATCCGTCTGCAGCGATAACCTGCGTCAGGAAGTTTCCGTTAGTTGTCTGCGAAGCTGCAGCAGTGGAATAATCGACGTTCTGGGAAGCGCCGTTAACCGCACCGTTGGTGCGAGTGCCAGAAACCTGCACAGGAAGTTGCTGAGTGAACATCACCTTCATGCCAAGCAGGTCTTTCACGGAACCCGTGAGAGTGCCTAGAATGCTCTTGGTGCTATCAACACCAGCTTCTACGCTTTCAAGCAGGTACTTCGACAGTGCAGGATAGTCGGTGTAGGCAAGAACTGCCATGATCGTGCCATCAGCAACGCCTTCTTCTTTCAGGCGAACATAGCCCTGTTGAAGTGCTTCAATCGAGTTGACTGCAGTACCGGATGCGCCGGTTTGATTGTTGCCAGCGCGGGTTACGAATCTGAGAATGTCTGCATCAACGTCTTCACCGGCATCTCGGCCAATGGCCTGCAGGCGCTCGTCCTTGAGTGCGGAGTCAAGGTCTCGGACGCGGGCAAAGTCTTCATCAACGAAGTCATAACCAACAAGCGAATTGAGTTGGAAGATTTCAGAACCGACGACGGTACTTTGCTTGCCACCGGAAATATCAACAACAGCACCGGTTGTGCGTCGTGCGTTGAAGCGAGGGGAGACACGCTCAATTACTTGAAATTTGTTGAGAGGGCCGATTTTGCTCGTGCCTCGGTCCATCCAGCGCATAAGCTTGGAGGCAACAAGAGTGTTCTCCATCGAAGCGGCAATGGCGTCAGTAACGAGGGCAAGCTGTGGGGTAGTGAGGGACATGATTTATTTCCAGGGATTTCGAGCTGCGTTGAGTAACTTGTCGTAGTTTGAGTCTGATTCTGAACTGAATTGACCCGTTGAGCCACGAGGTTGTTGGATGGAAGGTTTAGACTTGGTTACAGACCCGGCAGACTTGGCCTTTCCGGCCAAACGTGCAGAGATTTTCCCGAACTCAAGGGCCTGGCCCATCGGACTCATGTCCGTAATTTTATCTAGCTCGTCGGGGTTTTGAGCAAGATGGTAGAAAACATCTTCCGCATTAGGAAGCCGCACCAACTCTTTTAAAGCCTCGGGAGCGGGAGGCATCGCCTCAAGGGCGTCTTGTACAATTTCCTCGAAATCAGAATACTTGTCAACACCTCTTTCGCCTACTTTGCTGGCAGTTTCCTGTAAACTGTGTAATTCTTGATAGCGTGAGGCGTTTTCGGTAAGGGAGCGCGTTGCAGCCTCTGCCTTGGCTTCGGCTTGAGCAAGAATGTGCACCTCACGGTTGTCAAGCCATGTGGACAAATCTTCTTCGTACTTGGCGTCCCAGCGACCAAGTTCATACTTGGATGGATCAGGGCGTTTTGGTGCCTCGGTGGATGCTTTCCTTGTCGCTTGGTTTTCAGACATTTCCCGGACTTGGGATTCAAGTTCGGCAATCCTGTCAGAAGCGGCTCCTGTTTCACGCTCGGCTTTGCGGCGCTTGTAGGCTTCCTTGGCGACAGCCTTGGCTGCTGCAGTTTCCTCCGGAGTCTTTTCCGCTTCAGGATCAATTTCCGGTTGCGTTTTCTGAAATTCGGATTCTGCTGCCTTGGCTGCTTCTTCAACTTCTGCGGGAATGATGAATTGATTCGCTTCAGGCGTGTTTTGAATATCGGTAGTCATTATTTCTTGCCTCCGGTGGGCGTTGGTTGTGGGATAGGGGTTGCTTGTAGTCTGCTGATTTCGGCATAGACCTTTTCTGTCTGCGCCATCAGTAATTCAATCCTGTGTGACATTTCTTCCATTTTAGATTGACTGGTGTTCCTGTCCTGCTCTGACTTCGATGTTCGTTCCTCCGCTTGGGCGCGTTCCGATTCTGCCATTGCAAGTTTGGCCTGAGCGTCTGCAAGCTTGGCTTCAGTGTCAGCCTTGATTTTCTCAATCTCGAATGACGCCTTCTGAAGCTCAAATTCAATCATCTGCTCTTGGATAGCCTCCTGCTTCTGCTGCATTTCTGCTGCAGCGGCTTTTGCCTCATCGGACTCTTCGGCAACACCAGACCTTTCACGGAGAGCCGTTGAAAGCTTTTGAGTACCTGGAATATTGAGAAGCTCAATCAACTCTGGCGCAACAAGACCCATCAGTTCCGGGTTGGCGTTGAACATGGTCTGATAGAACTCGATGGCCTGCACACGCTGCGTTTCAGCACTTGGTCCGGTACTCACGTCGATAGCATACTTACCGATAGTCATGTCGGCACTCTCCGGATTTTCCGGATCATTCAGAATTGCTTCCTGCGCCTTTCCGTCTTCGCCAAATATCTTGATGATTCGCTTGGTATCGTAAACTCCGGCGATAAGCTGGTTGATAATGCGGTAGACTTCACGCTTTGCGGAAGTAAGCATTTCGTCATAAATCAAGCCGCCAGAGTCAGTGATATTAAGCTGATGTTCAAGCGATATGCCGGAAGGCGGGGTTTGGGATTCTCCGCCTGCAAAGCCGGGGCGAACGTCAAGGATACTGTAAATTGATTCTTCGGCTGCCTGAGTCTCGATGATTGCGGCCTGGTCAACAGGTGGAGGCATAACCTGCTCCGGCTTAGGGCCGCGATATTTCAGGACGCCGCCGCGAAGCTTGTGCGAACCGCTGTATTGCTTCTGCTGTTCCTGCGAAAGAGAGTCTTCCTGTGCCTCATACTGCGCACGGTTTCGGAACACTATGCGCTCGATACGATCAGACTTGACGTAGTTATAGAACGTCAATGCATCCTTGACGAAAGAAACCATGCCGAAACGTTCTGTGCGTTCTCCGGTATTGATAAGCCAAGCGGGCACGCGAACGATAGGAACGCGGTCAACCTGCATTTCATAGGGTTCAGCAAGGATTTCAATGCCGTTGGTCAGGTAGCCGACAGCGTATTTGACCGGAGATTTACGGACAACATACTCTCCATCGTTACCCTGAACAACCGTGTGAAAGCCGCCATTTGAGTCTGACAGGCGAAAATTCTCCGGTTCTTCATCTCCAATGACAACAACGTCACCATTCGTGAGAAGGGCGAGATTCTGCATACGCTCGCGCATGATCCAGATGGTTGCTACCCGAACGGTCTCCTCGTTCACCCATTCCGCAAGAACGCCGCCCTTGCCATCAGTTGTCACTACTGAGGTATTGGTAATAATACTTCCCGGATTGGTACCAACATCTCCAAGTTCGGCCTTTGGAAACAGTTTCTTGAAGTCTTTCGTTGTGAAAACGGTTTCCTTCATAACGCGGCGAGCGTCCCGGCCTGTTGGCTCGGTCGATTGACAATCCCAGATAACAGACCATGCGTTTTCATCCGTCTTGATGAAAATATCAGTCTCGAACACGTCAGCATTGGCGTAGTCAATGCAAACTTCATAGTTCCCAATGCCGGAAATAAGCTGGTTTTGGCTTACGCAGGCGTCAACAATCGCAATTTGACTTTGATTTTCGATGGTGCGAATGAGCCCTTCGCGAATTTGCGCAATGGCAGTGTAGGCTTCGCCCGGCGTAACCGGAAGGATGCGGGGGCCAAGGCGCTTGCGTGCCCGTGCGCCGAGGCGGTGGCGCAACAGGGATGGAACCATGTTGAACGTCATGGCTGGAATATTGTTGTCAACACGCCACTTGTAATCTTCTACAGGCCATTGGAAACCGGCTGCATAGCGTGAATCGTCCACACCCCTGTCACGGTTGCGACGATCATGGTCCAGATCCATTTGCCTAGCCTCGCGGGCGAACGTGCAAAAGGCGTCTTCATCATCGAAGCCGTCAAGTGTAAGAGAATTAGTATTCTTGAGAGGCATTAACCCATCCATCCGATTGTTTCAGGCGGCATACCCTTGGTCCTTGAGGTTCGCGGTATAGTTTGGTTAATATCAGCACCTTCGGGAACATTCAAGGGCTGAACGTATTCATCTGCGTATGTCAAGCCAACAGCGTCAAAAAGGTCATGGCTTCGGGTTTTGAGTTGCTTCTTGGGAACCAGCCTGAAATCACCTTCCGGGCTGGTTTGCTCTATCTTGACTGAGCAGAAGTCAGACTGAATGTCTTCCTGGTCCGGTAAGTCAAGACCCTCTATGGATTCAAGAGCTTGCTTGAGGCGCATGGCCATTTCTGCCTTTCGATCCCTCGGACCCGGCTTGTCTGGACGGCGAAGCTTGCTTTGGCTGGTGGAGCCGAAATTGACGGCCCGAATCATTTCACCATATGCCGGGTCATCGCGCAGGGCAGACGAAATCGCCTCTCCGTTACCGCCGCCGCCGCAGTCAATATAAACGCGGTCCGGATTTTCGTCCTCGATTGCGGCCTTGATAAATTCAAGACCTTCGTTGAACTTGACCTTGATGCGGTATGTGATCTTCTTGACCTTTCGTCCCTGACGAACCGCAATCGTGAACCTGTCTCCGCCCATGCCAGCAGGGTCTACCCCAAGCACAACGGCGCCATAAGGCTCCCTGAATGACTTGCGGGCGCGGAGAACGTCAACCGGGGAAATATAGGCCGAATCGTCAATGGCAGAGAAACAATCACTGATTGTGATAGGGTATTCTCGTGAAAACTTGATGATATTACGCGGTCCGTTCATCTTGCGACGGCGCCAGAATATCTGATTGAGGGTCAGGCCATTAATCTCCATAAGCTCTGCTTCTGACGGAAATGCCTCGTGTTCACGTTCTGTGCTTGGCTCAAACCCTACTGGCGGTTCGGCTGAGCAGCCAGGGTCTTCCGTGAATGGAACAAAGATAAGCTTGTACTCACCCAATCCTGAATTGGCGTCCATGCACCGGCTGTAAAATTCCCCGAAAGGCTCCTTTGCAGTGGATTCAAGCCATATTTCGGTATTACGAACGTCCGAAACACAGTTACCTATTCCGGACATGAGATCCTCAAGGCTGGGGGCATAAGCCGCCTCTGAGACGTGCAGAAAGCTTACTTCGTCACCACGTCCGCCTTCTTCATTTTCAGCGGAAAAAACGCCATAACGACTGTCCATGCCGTCAAACTCAAGTCCCTTGACGTTGGAAACAGCCAACGGTGGAGCAATCGGGTTGTGGTCATGGAACCGCTTGACGATCCTGTAAAGAGCGTTTGTGGATTGTGAAAGGTGCGCCATGATCGCAACAGACACGCCGTGATGGAGAGTTGCCCGTGAATAGCCCCTTCCCAGGATATACGTTGAGGCTCCGCCACGTCGATATTTCAGAACAATCGCCCGGACGCGGCCAGTTTCAGCTTTCTGTTGCTCTGCAATCCGGTGGGTAATGCGCTGCAGCGGGTTGAAGATAAACGGAACTAGCTCACCCTCCTTGTTCCGTATTTTCATGCACTCATTGGCATGTTTCTCCATCTGTGTACGATACTCACCCAGACGGCGAGAAAGCGCCTCTTTGGGTAGGAGTTCGTCAACGGATTTAAGCACTTTGAAAGTTTCTCCGGAGAATCGCGCCGTCATCGTCGGTTAAGGGCAAACACGCAGCGGGAGACATGCGTGGACAGCGCGATTCAGGGTTAAGTTACAATGAATGAGAAAGATGGTCAACTCATCAACTTGTGGAATTGGTCAAGCGGTCTGGCAGTCAAGGTCTGGTACGGTTTCTTTCTGTCAAGGTCTGGTACGGTTTCTTTCTGTCAAGGGCTAGCAGGTTTTGTTTCCTCATGCCGTAAAGTAAGAAAGAAAGAAAGAAAGGAAGTAAGAAAGTAAGTAAGTAAGTAGGTTATGTTTGACTTGGAGGCTAGGGAGGGAGGTAAAGGGGAAGTAGCCCCCGCCCAATCAAGGGCAGAGCTGCTTCCCACCTTGGCGTCATGTCCGACTTTATCGGCTGAGGGCGCTTCGGTAGTTTCCTGGCGTGTACTCCGGAAACCCTGCGATCTGCTTCACGGCACCCGTACACGGTCCCGGCTGGTGTTTCCCCCTATCGCTTCGGGCGGGGATGCAGAGGGCCAGCGCCCCACAGTCTCTGCTTGTTTACCTCCGTGGAGTAATCCACTGTACGGCGTCTGAGTCCGTCTTCTAAGAGCATAACGTCGCCGCGCTGCCGTCCCAGTATTTCTACTGGTGTTTTATAACCGACCACGACGATGTTTGTCGTATGTTCGGGTTCGCTTCGTGTGGCAAGTACTTATTTTTCGCTATTTTCGCATAGCTGCTATGCAGAAATGCGGTGATTGAGTATTGGTATTAATAGCAATCGTGGTATAGTAATTGCTACATACAATCTGGTAGGCTCAAAAAATGCTGACGAAACCCCCCGCTATCATCCAGGGACCGGATGGCATTATGGACATGGCAAAATACTCCAAGAGGGCTGTGCTGGAAGTATTCGAGAGAATTGGCGGGGTTGACAGGCTGGCGGAAGTTGCTGATGATGAACCAAAATGGTTCTTCGAGAAACTGTTTGGCAAGACGATCCAGCCTGAAAAAATTGAAATAACGCGAGAGCGGACCGTAGCTGAGTTGCTGGCGGAACTTGATGAAAAGATGGTTAATGTGACTTCAGGAGGCAAATATGTCATTGACGCTGATCAAGAATAAATTCAAGACGAAAATAGACATTCACGATAAAAGGGTTGTTCTGGCGGTTTCCGAGGCAATCGCCAGAACAAGGGTGAATGACGTAACGGCAAAAGACTGCCGGAATGACGCAAGGACTGTTGTGTCTGCATGGATTCTCGGACAGTCAGGAGAGACTGCAGCACAAAGACTTTTGACATGGTGGTGCATTGATTGCGGCATAAATGTCATATACCTGGAACACGAAGACACCGCATTGAGAGCGGACGAACGAACTGCAGGCCGAGTCATGTCGTCTGCGATGGCTGGTTATTTCGCCTTGGAGGCAATAGAAAAATATGGCAAACATCACCTTCCGCCGCAATCCGAATATAGATCCTCAGGTCCTGTCGTTTCTGCGGGATAGGCTGGTTTACGTCAGGCGCTCGATGCGTCTTGTCGATATAGATAAATCCCAACCCCTGCACTCGTTTGCAACCGCTATTTCATGGTTAAGGACGAATTATGACATTCCATATGACGATTACGAGGGCGCAGTTGGTGAATTTCTCTCTGGCGGTCACTACCATTATGTAGATGACTTCAGGTTCAAGGCTGGCGGACCACGTGTATTTGACGAAGATGGCTTTACGTTTGTAAACACATTTACAGGATGGAACTCGGCGCCGGGTGACGTTCAGCCGTTTCTTGACCTTACCGAAGCAGCATTTGTATCCTGCAAACAGGATGCAGAGTGGCTGATTGACCTGATAGCCTATCACGTTCAAAACCCTGACGTTCATATTCCTTACGCGGGCGCTATCACGGGAGAGCGCTTACCGGCCGACCTTTGGGTTTCCGCTATCTATGAGGCTTTTGCGCCATGGTCCGTCAGGTTCGGGGTTGTTCACCTTCGCTCGACCAACAAGGCATGGATGCGCAATTCCGTGATTGGCGTAATGAATGGCGTGGCGAACGGCATAGAAGACCGGATTAGCGCCCAGATACTCTGTCAGATCATCATTGCCCCGGATGCGCGCGTTATCAATGACGCCTCAAAGAACAGGTCATTCAGCCGCAACGAAGTCAACAACCTTCTTATTCTTTGCACCTTACCTAACGGCAAGGATAGGTTACTTGGAAACGCTGGCATCTTTTACAGTATTCCGGCCCGCAAGGTGGATGAAGAAATCCTTGGAAGGTTCCAGAAATGGGTTCGTGATGGTAATGCCAGGCACCTTGCTCACTGGTTATTCAATAGGGATGTAAGCCATTTCAAGCCGCCCGTAACCGCACCGCTAACTCAATCTGCACGTGTTTCGTTCCTTGAAACCATGACGCCTTTCCAGCGTCTGGCATACGTCATGAGGGAATCTCCTGAAAACTACATAGCCCAATGGATCAGTAATTCGTTGCAATGGGCCTCTCAAATGTCGATGGCAAATGCCAAGTCAAGGACTTCAATCGCAACGAAGAATTATGCCCTTGTTATCCTTGAGACTTTCCCGGAACTGACAGTTCGCCCATGGTATACTGCAGACGAAATAATCCTGATGTTCCCGGATATGTTTACCCAGCACCCGGACTTCAGCAAGTGGGGCACCTTCTCGGAGAACCTTGTCAGTGGCGAATTGCGCACAGGCGGTCTCACCATGCTGCAACCGGAAAATGGAAAAATGGGATTCATGCACAACAACAAGTTGAATAATTATTTCATCATCCATAATGAAAAGGATTGGATACAGCCTGTTTCACAAGACCGTTTCGACGAGTTGATGAAGTCATGGCCCTCTTACCGTGAATATCAGAAGCAGCAGGCGAAAGGTCCACATGAGCAGAAAGCCTGACTGGATAGAGGACCGTAAGGCGTTTCCAAAGGCCGTGCGCGCGGCTGTTCTGAACAGATCAGGCGGCATGTGCGAAATAGACGGATGTGCGGCAGTCGGAGCGGAGTTTGACCATATCAAGCCTGTAGCTTTTGGAGGTGAAAGCATCCTGGATAATTGCCGCCTCCTGTGCCGGTATCACAATGCAGGGCTTGGAATAGAGACGGCTGCGCAGGCAGCAAAGGCGGACCGAAAGGGCGGCAGGTCCGGACAGTACGCGCGCTTGTTAAAGCGAAAGGAGCTTGGCTTGAATAGCAAGATTCTCAATAAAGGTTTCAACACTAAATACAGGAAGAAATTGAATGGAAAAGTTGAACTCCGGGATTATCCCGAACCTGAAGTGCGGGAAGATCATTGATGAGTTCGAGCTTCGGCTTGAGCTTCCCAAGGGATCATTGAGAAGGAAAACCAAAAAGCGCGGAATTGCAAGGGCGCGTCACGTTACAATACACCTTTGCCGGAAGCTTACTGGCCGGTCTTACCCTCAAATAGCTATTCAGTTCGGGTACGCGGATCACACCAGCGTTCTTTATGCGTGCGAAGTCGCCCAAAGTCACATGAACACCAACGCTTACCTGGCGGAGAAATACAAGGAAGTCGAGGCTTCATTCCATGCCTGATGGAACCATCTGGCTAAAGAAGATTGGCAACAGCCTTGTTCCGACGGATGACAAGGGGCGAAAGCTATTCGGCCTTATCAGGGAAAATGTCATGGTCATGACAAATGTCCGGACGCCAAGGAACCCTGATCAACACAGGTTCATATGGCACCTTGCGCGCATTGTTCATGAAAACAGTGAAAGGTTTGAAAGCGCCGAGCATGTTCTTGAGCAGATCAAGATAGGCACCGGGTATAGTGTCAGGACGCTCCTGTCTGTTCCGGGTGTCGGTGACGTATGGCAGGTTCGCGGCAAGAGTATCGCTTACGAGTCAATGAACCAGAGCGATTTTGCTGACTGGCTGGATAGGGCACTTGACTATATTGTGGTCGTAATAATCCCGGGTTTGTCAAGGGATGACTTGAGAGAGCAGGTTCAGAGTCTTATGGCCCCCGCACCGAAGCACGGGGGCCGGTAAGGTTATTTGGACTTCAGTGATTCCATGACCGACGCAAAAACAGCATTGTTTTTATCCCGGTGAACAACAAGAAGTTTTTGCAATACGTCTTCGTCTTCCTTGCTCAAGTCCTTCACGGACTTCAGGATGTTGATGACCTGCGCCGTAACCTGGTCGAGAAGAAGCAGAAGCTGGACGATACTGGATGCTGACATTATTTCAGGATTCCTGCGTTGATAAGGAGTTGGAGTAGAGCAGCCACACGGAGAACGGCAGAATCACCGGCTGCAGATGCTTCGACAAGGCGATTTGCGTCATACATTGACCGGGCAATTTCGATTGATTCCTGTGCTGCCTCAAGCATCGGAATCAGACTTTCGGCAACTTCCGGTGTGATCAGGCCAACAGCGTCTGCATTGGAAATCGCCGTCAGGGCGGTGCCATACGCAATCTCGGCGGTAAGGAGAGAGCGCTCGTCATAAGTGGCAACCTGTTCCTGTCCGGACCGTGCTGCAATTGTAGAGCAACCCGATACAGCAAGCGAACCAGCCATGATCTGGATGACAAGGGCGGCAAGAAGTTTCTTCATTCAGTGTCCTTCCTTTGGTGAAGCATCTTGATACCAAGATATTTCAGTACAGGCAACTCATTTTGTTCTTGCAAGACAGGAAAATTCGTATATAAATGACAAATCAAAGCGCGGGAGCAGCCATTGTCAGAATCCAAATACAGTAAAGAAACCCTTGCACGCTGGGAAGCCGAATATCTTGGCGGCAAAAGCGTCATGGCCATCGCTCGTGCAGAGTCCATGACCAAGGGACAGATGACGGGAGTGTTTTTTCGCATCAGGCGGCGTCAGAAAAGGCAAAACATTAACCCTTTGATCATCAGGGACAAATTTGGCCAAAAGCTGGTATCCAGGGTTACTGTCCCTGAGCCCGGAAGTTACAAGGTCAGCGGCAGGCCGGACATGCTGCGCCCCGAGATTGATGGCCCGGATATTGCAGAACTGAAGCCGGGACAGTGCAAGTTTCCGGTTAGTCACGACCGGCCATATAAATTTTGCGGAAAGGCAACAATCGATGACAGAAGTAAATACTGCAAATATCACACTGAACTTGCCCGAGCACCTGACGCCTGATATGCGGGAAGCCTTGCTTATGCTTGCGGGTGGTGCAAAGCTGCGTGAAATCAAGGCGAAAACCGGGGTTGCACCATCGCGGGTCTCCCTTGAGGCAAGGGTAAACGGGATCGAGCGTGGTGTATTCACGGAAGCCAGAGACGCTGTGTATGCAGTCCTGTCGGGTGGAATGACCGTCAAGGAAGCTTCAGCGGCATACGATATTCCTGCGTACCGTATATATTACGCAATTCGCAGGCAGTCAGGCGTGCTCAAGCCGAGAGAAAGTGGACCCAGGTATCCCGAAAGGTACGATCAGATGGCAAACATGAGACTGGACGGGGGTTCGCTGAATGAAATTGGCAAGAAATATCAAATCAGCCGCCAGCGTGTTCACCAGATACTCAAGACCAGTACGCTTTACAATGTTGTCAGCGCGCAGCGTGCACAACAGGAGCAGGAAGAAGAAAAGGCAGTGATTGCCGAAGAACATATCAACGAAATGATGAAGGACAGTAACCGTGAGTTCTAACTGGATAATGACACACGCCGGACACTCGTTTTCATATGATGACGAACACATTGAAAGCAACACTTATGACGTGCAGGACATCGCTCA